GATATTAGTCCTTAATAATTAATAGTATGGCAATTAACACCAGTTTCATAGATGTTTCTACAATAAAACCTTCAGCAACGGTACAGCGTCTCGTTGAAAAAAATCCCGGACCGTATATTGGTACGGTTGTGAACAACCGAGATCCAGAGCGTCTGGGAAGACTGTCGGTCATGATTGAAACCAAGACCAATTCCTCAAAGGGTTTTGAGAACCAGGAAATTATATGTAACTACATGTCTCCGTTTTTTGGAACCAAGGGAGAAGAATTCATCAAGGGCGGGTTCCAGCAGGACGAAAACAATCCAAATTCGTATCAGGGTTCAAGGCATTCATACGGAATGTGGATGGTACCCCCAGACATAGGAACCAAAGTCATGGTGTTATTTGTTGAAGGAGACGCCAACCAGGGTTTTTGGTTTGGAGGCATTCCTGAACCCAATTCAAATTTTATGACACCTGGAATAGCGGCATCCACAAACACAGGTGTGGACGCTGTTGGTGATTTTCAATTAGACAAACAAGCCTTGTATGGCACCGAGAAGTTGCCTGCGGGAGAGATTAACACAAGGATATTGGCATCATCACCGGGTGTAATAAATCAACCCATTCACCCATTTGCGGAAACTTTAAGGCAGGAGGGATTGATACAGGACACAGTCAGGGGAACAACTACTTCGAGTGCTAGGAGAGAAAGTCCAAGTCAGGTGTTTGGTATAAGCACACCGGGTAGGAAAGATCCAGGAGGTAAGCAACAGACAATCGGATCAAAGGAATCTAAAGTCAAGGAAATAGTCGATAGATTGACAGGACATACTTTTGTGATGGACGATGGAGACGAGTCCGGAGATAATCAACTTGTTAGATTAAGATCATCCTCGGGTCATCAACTCTTATTCAATGACACAGCAGGAGTTGTGTATCTCGCAAACGGCACAGGAAATGTGTGGTTGGAGTTTTCTGCCAACGGAGCCATTGACATATATTCTGGCAGTTCGGTCAACATAAGGTCTTCCGGGGATCTTAATTTACACAGTGATTCAGATATCAACATGTTCGCTAGGAATCAAATCAAGATGCGTTCATTGAACAAACTTGTGCTTGATGGTGGCGCCATACAACAATATGCTGACACAGACATACAACTTCATGCCGCTGTTGGATCAATCACCGAGAAGGCGCCAAATGGAAATCTTTTGAGTTATGCTGGATCACAACAGATACACATGGCAGGCGGTGTGCATCATTTGACAGGTTCTCAAGTTCATTTCAATTCCATAGGTTCGAATTCTGGATTGTTCAAAGATCTGGAAAGAACAAATGCCACAGACACCAATCCTTTTGGTACAGGAACCAGGCATGTTTTCATTCCTGATGTAAATCCGATGGAGAAATATCAAGCGGGTCCTTTGGAAGTTATCCAAGAAGGAAACGTATCCATGTCTGGAATGCGTGTGCCAACACACGAACCTTTTCCTTATCATTATGACAAAGTGGTTTCGTTTGTTGGATTCGGTCCATCCCTAAATGACAAAGTGCCAGGTACAGCAGAGTTCTTAGCACAAAGAAATAGGTCAAGCGACAACGCCACTATAAGGGTGGGACAGTATCAGGCAGACCTGCAGGCACACCTTGACAGTCTAGGACTAGGAACAGATACCGGTGTCAACACATGGATAAAGAAAAAATCAACCAGCAACATAACCAAGATACAGGAAGCCGCAAACGAATTCACAAACGCCTACAATCTGAAGTATGGATTGCCTCAAAATTTTTTAACTCCTATCACAGCAGGAGTCAACGATGCCATAGACCAGACTGTTCAGGCCGTTACAGGAAAATCTGTATCTAGGCTTAAAGACCAAATATTTGTAAAACAATCAGGCACACTTTACACAATAGGTAATCTTAGTCAAAAAGTTAATGTTAACGTGTCCAAGGTTTTTGAAAATCTGTCTTCTTTATCGGGACAACAGAGAACAATCGGTGGTATATTAGACGACGGTGTACCGGACAACGCTTTGTCCTTCGCCAACATAGGTTCAGGAAATGTGGCCGGAGGAGGACAATTAAGGGTAGACAAGGCCGGATTGATCAATGCGGGTCTCGGTATATTAAGGACCAACTCATCAACGGTGAGGAAAATAGACCGTGCTGTAAACACTGCATGGAATGTTGGAGGAACAGTGGTCAAAGGTGTGAGCCTTGCCACAGGAAAATCTGAACTAGAAGTGCTAGGAAAAGGAATTGGTGTTGTTCAAGACACCTACAAAAACTTGATTGGAGGCAAAGTCACAGCAATGACGCAGGCCAAAACTTTGGTAAGTAACATAGGAACAGGTATAACAAAAGCATGGGGGAGTGTGACAGGAGCAATAGGCAGACTGTTTGGTTAACATGGCACAGGACACAGGAAAATCAGTAATAACAAAACCACAAACTTTCAAAGGTTTTTCTTCGCGAGCAGAAAACACCAATTTCAAACTCTATGATTTTGAATTGGTCAAACAAAACTTGTTGAACCGTTTGAGTGTTCGTAAGGGTGAACGTGTTGAAAACCCAGAATTTGGTACAATCATATACGATGCGTTGTTTGAACCGTTGACGGATAGCCTAAGAGATGCGATAATAGAAGACGTTACCAACAATTTGAACTCGGATCCTCGCCTGAGCACAGAAGAAGTTGTGGTGTCAGAGACAGATCATGGCATTGCCATACAGGCCACCATCACTTATCTACCATACAATATCACAGAAAAATTAAGTTTTGATTTTGATCAAAATTCTGCTGTAAACCTTTCATAATACACCCATATTATTAATCTGCTAAATATCTTTGTATAACAGATGGCCACAACAGATAGACAGAATCGATTACTCGTCGCCGAGGATTGGCGTAAAATTTACACCGCTTTCCAACAGGCAGATTTCAAGTCCTACGACTTCGAAACAATAAGAAGAACCCTTGTAGCATATCTAAGAGAAAATTATCCAGATGATTTCAATGATTTTGTTGAAAGTTCGGAATATGTGGCACTGATAGATTTGATTTCATACATCTCTCAAAGTTTAAGTTTCAGGGTGGATCTTAATGCCAGAGAAAACTTCCTAGAAACAGCAGAAAGAAGAAATAGTATTCTACGTTTGGCAAGGCTAATCAATTACAATGCCAAAAGGAATCTTGCCGCTTCGGGTCTTCTTAAAATAGATTCTATATCTACGACTCAAAACGTCTTAGATAGTTCGGGTAATAATCTTGCCAACACCACTATAGTATGGAACGATCCAACCAATGCGAATTACAGAGAACAATTTATCAATATAATGAATGCTGTTAACTTCACAACTCAAAAATTTGGCAAGCCTCTTTATTCCGACACGATCGGTGGAATCCAAACACAAATTTATTCAACCAACAGTTCAAACATAGATTTACCGGTTTACAAGTTTTCAAGTTCGATCAGTGGTATCACAAGGAATTTTGAGATTGTACCAGCATCCATAAACAAGAGCGAAAGCGTGTACGAAAAGGCACCGATACCTGGAGATGGATTCTCATATGTTTACAGAAATGATGGTGCAGGAGATACAAGCAACGACACAGGTTTTTTTGTTTTGTTCAAACAAGGAAGTTTAACATCAACAGACTTTTCAATCAGTCAACCTACAACTAACTTGATCCAGAGTATTGCTGTGAACAACATCAATAACAATGATGTGTGGTTATATCAATTAGATGATTTTGGTGTGATACAAAAACAATGGACAAAGGTTCCTGACCTTGTAGGAAATAATACAATTTACAACAGTTTAGAAAATGACGTCCGGGACATTTACAATGTTGTCACGAAAGCCAATGACAACATAGACATAGTTTTCGGTGATGGAAATTTTTCAAATCTTCCATCTGGATCATTTAGAGTATACCATAGGGTAAGTGACAACGAAAAATATTCGATACAACCAACCGACATACAAAACATTCAGTTTGATGTGCCTTATGTAGACAAAAATGGTGGTTCTCAAGTTTTAACAATTTCAACATCACTTAAACAGTCTGTGTACAATGCTGGTGCTTCTGAATCAAATGATTCCATCAAAGAAAAAGCACCTCAAAATTATTATTCACAAAACAGGATGATCACCGCTGAGGATTATAATGTGGTGCCTCTTTCTGTGTCTCAAGAAATTGTCAAAGTAAAATCTATAAACAGAAGTGCGTCAGGCATAAGCAGAGCAAAAGATATCGTTGATCCAACAGGTTCTTACTCTAATGTGTCTGTGTTCGCAGATGACGGAATACTTTACAGGGAAGAAACACAACCTACATTTACATTCACTTTTACAAATAACAATGACATATTGCAGGTTATTAACAATCAGGTAGAAACAAAATTAGATCAAGCCTACAGCAGGCAATTTTACTATCAAAAATACGGAACTAAAGATCTTTCAACACTAGGTGCTGATTGGTTCAGTACCACAACAGGAACTAACACCAACACAGGATATTTTAAAGCAGGTGGACCACTTGTCATAGGCGATTTCTCAACATCAAATTTGAAATACGCCAAAGTGGGATCATTAATAAAGTTTACTTCTCCTGATACCAGAGAGTTTTTAAATGGCAAGTTGGTCACTAGTGGCACAGACAACGCTGAGGACAGGGCATGGGCAAAAATTTCAAATGTAGTAGGAGATGGTGCCAACGGCGGTTTAGGTAACCTTGAATCCGGTGTAGGTCCTATAACACTAAATGATGTTGTGCCTGCCAACGCTGTGTTGAATGCGGTGATACCTCCATTTGTGTTGAATTTCACAAGTGCTTTAAAACAAGATATACAGAATAGAATAGAGGCCTATGAAACATTTGGTCTGAGATTTGATGAAGAAAACGGCGAGTGGAAAATTATTACTTCGGCAAACCTAAGCACTAGTACGGTGTTTAGCCTAACAAGAGCAGGTGACACAACCGAGACGGCCGCGGATGCCAGTTGGTGGTTTAAGTTCGCAACTGACGGAAGCACGTATACAACAACTTATAGATCATTAAAATATATTTTTGAATCTGAAGGCCAAAATAAATTCCATTTCGACACATCGGAAAAAATATACGATTACACCACAGGTCGATCTGTCAAAGACATAGTGAAAGTGCTTAAAAATAATACAGCACCAGGAAGTGGCAATGCCTTTGGATATCCCATCGAATGGCAGGTGGTTAACACTGTACAAGAAGCAGATGGTTATCAAGACAACAGAAAGGTTGAAGTTGGTTTCTATGATAGCGACGATGATGGTGTTGTAGACAATCCAGAAATTTTTGACATAGTGGTCGACCCCGACACAAGCGTGTCAACAAAGTTCGTGTTTTTTGAAAAATATCAAAGTTACAATAACATAGAAAGATTTAGACCATACGCATCTACAAACTTTATTGTTACGCAAAATGAATCCGATATTACTCTACCCGGCAATTACACAAACGGACAATTATTTTACTTTTATGATTCTTCTGAAGACGTGATCAAAAAATATGACAGTGCTACTGTGTCCTTTACAACCACTACAGATTACATCGCTAGAAGTGGACGTAATACAATCGATTTTCAATACAAACATCATGCAGGACAGAATACTAGGATTGATCCAAGTCAATCCAACATTGTAGATCTTTATCTGTTGGAAAGAACATATGACAGCAGGTACAGAACATGGTTGCAGGAAG